TTTTCCGCTGAGCTACGAAGGTAAATCTAATTAAAAAATACGCTTCTTGTCTTGATCCATCTTTTTAGAATCTGATTCAGATGCATATAGAGCTCTCATCTGTGCTTCTGCTGCAGTTCTTCCAGAGTGACATCCTACTAGCTCACCAGTATCTTCTTTAATTACAGCGTATCCGCTGCATCCTGCTGCATTTTGTTTAATTTGCCAAGGCATATTGTTCTCCTAGTTGTTTGGTACATCTGGATCATCCATTTGGATAAGTCCGAATTGCTTTGAAACTTTTTTTCCTTCTTCAGTTAGTTCAAATGTAGGGTTCAAGTTTTCGTCATATGTTACATTCATAAGACCCATATCATATAGTTCCATTAAAGAATTATCTACATGCTCTTGATGTGCTTCCCATAATTCTGGCGCTAACTCTTTTGCTTTCTCTGTAATTCCAAATATAAATTCTCCATCATCTTCAATTCCCGCCACCTCAATGGCTCCAATTTGTAGATAATAGTCTAGAATGTCTCCATCTTCTGAATTCATATTCATATTATAGCGTACCATCTTCATTTTTGTCTATAGTGCTTTCTACTATCTGCTGTACATAATCAGAAAAATGCTTTCTTATGTTTCCAGATGGCCTAGACCCAAGGGACTTCCACAGCCTTTTATACTCAATTACATTGGCAAATGTAGTGGGGCATAGCATTACCTCATTGTATTCTTTTAAAACTGTTGGTAGCGGTACATGCTTGCCACAGCACTTACACTCCTTGGCTTTCTCTTGATATATGCTCATAGTATTGTCATCCCCTCTATTGCTTCCGCCAAATCATTCGGCATCCTTGGTGCTCTAATCATATTAAGAACAATTTCGCCATCTTCTCTTTTAAAATCTTGCTCGTAACTCATAGACTCATAAGTATGTATATTTATTTCTTCATTATTGGAAAACTTTGTTCTGCTTATTGCATTATATATAGATCCACAAACAGCATCTGCTAAGTCTTTAGATCCTTTTCTAGGGTGATCAACTCTATCTCTCATTATTTTTAGCTGCAACAATTCATCAATTAGAAGCGGTATGTGTGGGCCTACAACTCTTTCCTCTGCAACAATCATTGCCATGTCGTCGTAATGTTTTTTTGCAACAGATAGCACCTCGGTATTTACCCCGTACTGTTTTAGCTGCTGCATCATGTCATGAGAATTCCAGCGGTCAAACGTGCATACCTTTATGTTAAAGCCCCTGGATCTCAAAGAAAGAATATAGTCTTTAACTTCAGTAAAGTCAACAGACTTATCTTTTGTTGGTGTCCAGTATCTGACAGCGTCAACCTCAAGGATAGGCGCTGGCTGAGAGTAAGTATCTGTAACCTTTACGTTAACCCATTTTTGAACATGGGACATTGCAACTGCACAATGGTCATGCTTTTGAGCTAAGTCTACGTGAATAAAATAAACTTTATCTGGATCTGGAGTAAACCACTCTTCAAGTCTTCCAAATGTATCAACTGCCTGTGCTCCAATACTAAATGCTTTTTCAATTTTCTCTCTTGATTTAAAGAATGCGTCAATGGATTCTGGTGGCATACAAGCGAATCTTGACAAGGCGTCGGTGGGATTTGTGTAAAAAGCTGTTTTAAAATCATCAATTGTTCTTACTGGGTTAATTTCCCAAGTTGGTCTCTTTAAAGCATAAACCTTTGGAATCTTGTAGGAAATAATATTATCTTCTTCCCATTGAATTTCAAATTCATTTCCATCTGTTCCGTCGGGAATGTCTTCATACATTTTAAACTTGTGAGTTCTTACAATAGTTTCTTTCTCTGCAACAACAGCATCGTATCTTTGCTGAATGTAATCGTTTTTATATCTTGGAAACGAAAGAAGAATAACTTTGCCAAAGTCTGGGAAACGTGAATCCACAGAAGCCCTGTACATATCATAGATTGCACTGCCAGTTTTAGCCTGCTCATGACCAGTTGTATTTTCAATACTAAATCCTGAAATTTCGTCAAGGATTACGACAATAACATTGTACCCTTCCCAAGCTTCTCTTTCTGAGTGGCCTGAGTGAACCGTAATTGCTTTATCAAACTGTATCTCTGATGCTTTTGCATTATATCTACCAGCAAACCATGGTGACCTGTCAATTCTTGTTTTAAATCCTTTGAAGAAAACATTGTTAGCCTGCTGAGAGTTAATGGCAATGTTAATAATATCAATTGAATCTCCAGGTGGCTTTCCATAATAAGTTGCAGGATCTTTTAAACATAATAGTAAATATACAATATATGCAACAGCAATTGTAGAGCAGTAATCTTTGCCAGAACCTTTACCTAATTGTGCAACAACTTCATTAGCCGTTTGCTTAGCTATAACCCTTCCCTCATCTTCGCCAAACAATTTGATAAGGGTTGCCTCTTTATAAATTTGAGAACTTTTTTCAATTAAAGTATATTGAAATTCTGATAATGGTGGTAGACCTAAATATTCTGGGCTGTTAACAAAAGTTTTAAGATCTACTGGCTTTTCATCAAACTCTTCGCCATCTAGTATGTCAATTAAATCTGAAAAATCAAACGACATCTGCATCCTCAATCACAACAGATTCAACAATTCCTGTGATTTGAGATAATCTCTTAGCTACCTCCATCTTACACTTAGGGCAGGTAGAAGTAACTTCTTTTAATATCTTAACCAGAATGTCTTGCTTTCTTTCTGTGTCAGCAATTTGTGTTGCAAGCTCGGCGTTGTCTAATAAACCAACCTGCTGCAACATACCAATTCTTTTTGTTTCAATGTCTGAAATTAATTTTAAAGCAGTGGCCTTAACATTTAGCTGGCCAGATTGATCTGCGTCTTCAACCGTCTTCCATGCCTCTTTGATAAGCATTGCATAGTGTTGGTCTGCACCAGAGATTGCCTCCTTAGCACGTTCTCTGGAAGATGTATCATTATGAATTACAGACTTCCATTCATCTATTAGCTCTACAACTTCGCCTCTTTTAAATCCAGTTATCGTAGCAATTTGTGTTGGAGTGCTACCTTTAAGAAGTTCCTCAACAACTTTATTCATACGATCATAATGATCTGCTAATTCAATTTCGATTGTAATCATCCTCTATTCTTTGAATATCATCTTCGCCAAAATAGGTACCTGTTTGAACTTCTATAAACTCTACAGGGCTATGTTGAGATTCTATTCTATGAAGATCTCCAGCTTTTATATCGACTGAATGTCCTGGCGACATAATTCTACTTACTCCGTTTATTGTTACATACGGATTACCAGAAACTATAAACCAATGCTCATGTCTTTTTTCATGTTTTTGATAGGATAATCTTTGCCCAGATTCAACATAGATATATTTTGTCTTATGGTTATGAGATTCATTAAGAATTTTGTAATAACCCCATGGTCTATTCTCTGTAGTCATTATGTAATTATACTTCTAGTCGACTGAAATAGCAAGTTTCTTAGCAATTTTAAGTAAGATTAAATAACCAATCATATCGTCAATATCATTGTCTCCTGCAAAGCCAGAACCATTTTTAATTCTATTTATCTTATCATCAATACGGATTTTAATCTGCTCTTGATTGTCCGCCTGAGAAAATATTCGAATAGGACTTAATGCTGAGTCTCCGTACGATATATTTTTATTAATTAGCATTTCTGCTATCTCAAGACACTCTACAATTATCTTATGTCCTGAAGGAGCGTCTGTTGCCATTAACTGTAAGTCTGTTACCCACATTTGGTAACCGTTTTCTTTATTTGGATATGATGTAAATCCCATTATTCCATCTCCTTATATAATTGTTTAAGACCTTTTAGTGTTCCTATATCCATATACTTTCCACCTGGCCTTACCGCCCTAACATCTAAATTCATATCAAGCCACTCTTGTATTTGTTTTCCTGGGTGCTCCAAGCTAGGGTCTATGTATCTTATCAAATTTTTACGGAATAGCATAGTACCCCACATCTGAGGATATTCACAAGAAAAAGTCTTGTCCATAGAGGAAAGAACTTTATCTCCAGATAACAATACTTGACCCACCCTTCCCTTTAGATCTTCACTGCAATCCCATGTTCCAAGAACAAGATCTCCTGGTGAGGACATCATTTCCTTATATATATTTTTTTGACATGCATGTATATATGTATCTGGCATTCCAACTAAAACCGTATCGTTATAGTCCCCAATCATAAACTTTACTGCATCTGACATAGTTGATGGCTCACGAACAATCAATTTAATATTCATGTCCATGTTTTGAATAATAGGAACCCACTCTGCCCTTGTGGAAACTCTTACTTCATCACAAACCTCTAGCATTTGTTCAACATGCCATTGCAATAAAGATCTTTCATCAGATATTGGTAAGCAAAATTTTGGTATGCCACCAATTCTGGCTGCTTTACCAGATGCTGGTAACACTCCTATGGTGCTCATTTATTATTTTCCTGACTCTCCTGTACATCTTTAACTGTTAAATTTTCAAAAATTGAATCTTTTTTCCATGCCACATAATTTTCTAATCTTCCATCTCCCCAATAAAGATGCTTAACATCTCTATCTAACAATCTTCGTGCATCGCTTCCACCAAAACTAAAGAATTTATTTTCTTTTGCAATCGGCAATTCATTAAATTCTAGTGTGCGCTGCTTTAAATCTCCGTCATAACCATTTTCTATATTCATTGATTTAAATAAACTGTCAGTAAACATAGCTACATCTGTATAGTAATGAACCATATGTTGTTGCTCCACAATACCGCCTCTTGCTCTTTCTACTGCCATATTAATGGCGTCTTCTAAAAACTTGTGGCCTTTAGAAGATGCAATTACCTGTGTTGCATACCAAGGTGTGTTACCCTCTAAATCAAGTATCATGTCGTACTGTGGGTCTAACCAGGTATCTATTGGATTAATGCATTCTGTATCTAGATCAGCATAAACTCCTCCATTAACATAAAGAATGGCAAACCTCCATAGACCAGCCTTCATTACTCCCAATGGATATTTCATATATGTGTCAAAAACTTCTCCGCCAAACTCGGTTCTAAAAAAATCTTCTCTATCCTGACCACTCATGTATCCGTGAGACCAGCCTGGATTTAAATTCTTCCATGTATCTAGGCTTTGCTGTGCAAGTAAAGGCAACTCATTAATTGGTGTTTCATATGTTTGCCATATTGTTTTTGATATCATATCTTTGTGCTCCTAATAACTTGTGGGTCTATCCACCAATCCTCAAATACTCTATCTGGGGAACCATCGTCAACATTTTCTATTAAAAGTTTGTACCCTAAAGAAGATAATATTTCTTTTGATTCTTCTTTAATTTGTTCATTTTCTGGACCTGCATATAAATCGTGCTCATAAGTTATTACAGAAAACCTATATTCTTTTAGCGGAAGTTGCTTTAATGCTGCCAAAGTTTGATAAGCTGGCTCTATGTCAAGTTGTAGGTAGTCTATTTGTTTTGGAAAATTATTATCTTGAAAATACTTTAAATAATCAAACTGCGTGGCATCTGCTGTAATGCATTTGTTCTTTCTTATTTCATTATAAACATTAGATAGATTCTGATCCCATTCAAAGCCCACGCCTTGCCAATCATATTCTGTTTCTAATAAATATGTATTGCTATATATTACAGGGTCATTAGATCCAATTTCAACGTACCAGCCATTTCTTTTTTCATTCAAAACATCTAGGACAAAAGAGTCCTGATTGGCCTGACCGTTTCCATTTTTATGTATCTTCATCTTTTTTTAATCAATCCAAACTGATCTAGGTATCTCTGTATGGTCATAGCAGAAACATTGCACTCTTTTGCTATCTCTGTAACTGTTTTCTTTTGAACAACGTATCTTCTAAATAGCCATTCTTTGCTTTGATATAACTTCATCTTTGAGTCAATACCTTATTTGCATAGTGTGCAATTCCAAATGAATCAGCAACGTCAAAATCTGTTATTGAGAGAGAGTATTTGTTATTAAAATAATCTACTGTCCTTTGCTTACGCATATTTCTTAACTGAGTTTTATACCATGAGTCTGCATATCCTGGGTTCTTTACTCTAATCGCCTGCTTTTCATCTTTTGTTGGGTTCTTGTTTCCAATATAGGCCTGCCAAGAACTTGGAGATATAGTAATAACCTTAGCTCCAGTAGACATCAACTCAGCAATAACAACTCCATAAACATATGACAATTTTATCACAGCATCAGGAGATCTGACAAGTATGGCGCCCTCTACAACTATATAGTCTGATTTTAATTCATCAAGCATCAGAGCCATTTTCTTTTTAGCGTCATATATTTTTTCGTATATGTCCATGCCCACTAAGTCTATCTTGCCCCATTTTAATGGTTTATCATTTTCCATTAAACAAAAGGCAATTGAATTTGTAGACGCATCTATTCCAAGGACTCTATGTGCCTTTGTTTTGACTAACTCAGCTAACTTCATCTATCATCCCCATTAGCTTTTTTTTATTATTTATATTAATTTTCTTTTCGCAAGATGAGCATATGTCAGACTGATTATATCTACTTAACTTAGTCTTACACTTTGAGCATGCCCTAAAAGCACCATTTCTAATAGCTTTTTTCTCGTAATACTTTTCCATAATACGCTTGTTTGTTGCAACTCTGCAACATTCATCTGAGCAATATTTTTGATTATGTGTCTTAGCATCAAACTCCTTGCTGCATTCTTTGTTGTTACATATCATATAACAGGCACCTGGAATTTTTCAATCTGAACTGTTCCCACTGGCCCACCCTTTTCATAACATTCTTTTTTAACTGGGCAATAGGTGCATGGCATCTTTGATTTTGTTGCACCAGCTGGACGCATAGGAAGATCACCATTTTGAAAATTATCCCATACCTCCTGCATCCACAAAAATGTATCCTCAATTATCTTCTTATTCTTCTCGTTCATTGAGACTGGGATTACCAAAAGCTCCTGAGTGTTTTTATTCTCATAAAGAAAAAATCCTTCTTTTGCATTCTTTAACTTCATATAAGTAAGAAGCTGCAGCATATGGTTTGCAGATGATTTCATTTCCGCTTGTCTTGTATCCCAAACTTCTTGCTTTGCCGTTTTAATTTCACCGATTACTGTCTCGCCATCGTACTCCATAATCAAGTCAATGAATCCTCTAATTGGAGGATACTCATTAATAATTTCTTCTTCTTCAGCTCTCCACTCAGGCATTGTCTTAATTAAGTTTTGAAGTCTTTCATGGGCCTGTGTACCCTGAGCCATATTAGCAACAGCAACAGCATCATTGTCGTCAATAAACATAGCACCGCTAAATGCCATGTACCAATATCTTGGGCATGTTCCATGACCATACCCAAGTGAGCTTGGGCTAAATGATTTTTTTGTCATCTCGCCGTCTGCACGTTTTGTATTTCTATACGCCTCGTCTAGCAATAAGGCAAATTGCTCTGGATCAAAAAACTTTCCAGTATGTTTTTTAAACTTAAGGTTCTTTACTATATCTCTACCCATTAGTAAACCTAAACACTAATGCTGCCCCCAACCAAATACCAACGATTCCCATTACGGCTGGAAAATATGGTGGTGCTGGTACTGGCAGCTTAAAAACTGCAAATATACCGCCAAGAACTGCACCAGTAAATGTTGAAAGCAATATGTCTTTTATCATTATGAATTATACCTAACCACATACTTAAGTGCATCTACAAGTTTGTCTATGGACTCCTTTAAAGAATAGTAAATGTTCTTCTTGTTATTATTTTCAGTACCAGCTTTATCTTTAGCAATTGTAGAATAAACAGATGCTAATACAGCAAACTTAGTTGACATTGCCTGTAGCTCCATAATTAAATGCGGGGCCTTTGCAGAAGGCACATCTGGATTCATAAGTATTTTTACAACAATAGCTAACGCTTTATCTAGATGCTCATCCTTCATAAATTCATGAAGATCGTTAAACTCTGTTATGTCACTTATTAATTCTAAGGTATTCTTGTCACTCATGGTTCTCCTCCCAAAACTGTATTAGCTCTTCTAACACTGCCCACTCAATTATTCCAAGTCTTATCTTAGAATCTTCACCTATAATAATCTTTAATGCTGGATACATATCTCTATTTACCTTAAAGGTATCTGTACATATTTTAGCCCAAACATCTTTATTTAACGTAAAGGATCTGCCTGCTTCTTTATAATCTACAAGAAACTGATTCCATTGTGCGTCACCCTTTTGATAATCACCACGCCCACTATTTTTTTGAGCCCTTGCGCCATCACGTTTTACTTCAGATCTTTCCGACATTACCCAACCTTAAATATTGTTTCATGGCCTTTTGAACATTTCCAAGACATCACCATATCTAGTGGGTCCCAAAAGGAACCGTCAACATCTTCATCACATTTTGAGCATGGCCTTACTCCACCAATTTTTTCTAAGCCATAACCATTTACTTTTTCATTCGGTTTATTAAAAAATTCATTAAGATCTGGCATTTATTTCTCCAACTAAGTTGTCTACAACATCTGGATTTTCTCTTAAATATGCGACAGCCTTTGCACGTCCTTGAAAACGTTCTCCATTTACCGTATACCATGCTCCACCCTTTTCAATAATACCGCACATTTCTGCAACGTCAAGTGTTTCTCCGACACGGTCTACACCAATAGCTTCCCCTTGGTAATAAAAGTCGTATTGTCCTGATAGATTTGGGGGCCCAAGTTTGTTGTAATCAATAATCCAGTTAACTGGCCGTCCAACTCTTTGTTCAATGATCTTGTCGCCAACTTTAATCCCAGCCTTAATAGCATTCGCCTCAGCTTCAGACGACCAGAGTTTAATGACAGTGGAAGAAAAGAACTTGACTGCCATGCCACCTGTTGGGATGTGACTAGCATGCATAGATCCAAATTGATTTCGTTGTTGTGAGATGAGAACAAGTAGTGTGTTTTTGTTTGCATAGTTTAACAT